GCTAATACTGGTAATACTGCACATAGTGCAACTAGTTTGTGCTCTTTTCTCATTTGTTAAATTTTTTTAAATAATTAGGAATTTCATTTGTGTATTTTTCAAGATAATAATCTTGAGCTTCTATTGACCTATTCATACTATAATATCTTTCTCTATGCAAACAAGCATCTTTAAAAATATTTACAATTTGTCTTTTGTCTCTTTTTTTAGCTTTTTCAATTAAATCTTTAATCCAAATGTCAAGTTCTGAATTAGTTTCAAACCTAACTTGTTTTTTAAATTCAGTTAAAAACCACTCTGTTGATGTTTTTCTCATAATTCTACGTTTTTAAATTTAAGTTCGTGTTCTAATTCCTCTATTCTTTTCTTTAATTCTCCGTTTATATGCAGACATCTGTTGATTTCTCGTCCGTGTAAGCGTAGTTCTGTCTCAAGTTCAACTATTGCTAACTGCACCTGCTTTAAATCGTTCTCAGTTTGCTTAGCTCCGTTTATGTAAGCTGCAGCTTCAGGTCTTTTTTCCTGTAGTTCTTCTCTTGTTAGCTTTACTTTCCAAATGTTCTTTTGTATAAGTCCTTTGATGTAAAGTAGTTTTAATCCTATGTCCATTGTGTATTTGCTTTTATTGCGTTTAACTTTTGTTCAATCATTGTCATTTGTATTGGTGCTTTAGGTCTTAATTGTTTTAAAGGATCAACTCCATTAATTGTAAATCCCAAACCATTATTAAAATCACACATAATAAAATCATCTAATGCAGTAATTTTTCCTCCTGTGTCTGTGTCTTTAACTTTTTCTACAGATATTAAAGTTACAAATCTCATTGTATCATGTTTTACTAATCTATGAATAACAAACATATCATCACAACGATTTAAAAAAGCTTTTCCTCCTTCTATGTGATCCTTCATCGGAGGTTTTAAATGACCTTTCCACATATGTTGATCTGGATATAAGTTTCCTGATCTTCCAGATTCAGTATTTGGATGCGTATTTATGTAAATTGATTTCCCTGTTTCGTTTACAAATTGCCTTGCTGCATTCAAAAACTTGTAGTTACCTTCATATCCCATTTCTCTATCAAGTCCAGTGTAAGGGTCAATCAAACAAACTTGAGCATCTGACTTACGAAATATATCAAATAATTCAGCGGGTTTGTAAAGTTTTGAATTATCAACAAAATCAAAAAACTGTTCTATGTAAGTTGAGTAAGATAAAATTTGTTGTTCGTTTAATTCTTTGTAAGGTTTACCTGAATAAATCTGAATCATATCTCGCAATATCTGACCGTATTGATTTTCGCCTGACCATAAAATAAATTTAATATCATGCTTTAAAGCAAGAGAAAGAAAGTACCAATTAATCCAATAAGTTTTTCCTACATTATCGTGACCAAGTATTATGTTTAATTGCTTTGGCTTGTATCTAAGATTATCATCTAATGAACATTGTAATCCTAAACCTTGTTTAATGCGTCCTGCTTTGTAGTCTAGCAAATATTGCTGCGTACTACCTTTACTTAATATATCCATTTTGTCTTGCTTTTTCCACTAAAGGATCGTAAATCATTTCTTGTTGCGTAGGCTTACTCCAGTTTCTAATTGCAGCTTTCCAATCTTTCATTTTGTTTTTACCAACCATCCATCCTTTTGATTCATAAAAGTTAATAAATTTATTAGCGTCCACTTCAACATTATTTTGTGAACAATACTCAAGAATTTCTGTAAAATTAGGAGGTATAAATATACTTCTTTCTTTCTTATCCTTCTTGTTACTGGTCACTTGTTGGTCAATCGCTGGTCCTTCGTTGGTCATTTCGCTGGACTGTAGTTGATATTTCTCATAGTTAACTACTTCAATTACAGTACCTTGCGAGTTAGTTTTGATGGTCAATTCGTTGGTCATTTTTAGCTTGTTTAGTGCTGTTCTCACTTGACGTACTGTTAAACCTGTTTGATTAGCTAGAATATCGCGGGAAGTAATTACACTACCCGCTTTAAGTTCTATTCCTTTATAACGTTTTTCCTTATGGTTAGCCGTTAAAATAAGATGCATAAAAACACGAAACGAATTATTATCAGAATACCATTCCCAATCTAAAATCTGTCTATGTATTTTTATCCAGCCACTCATATAAATAATTTTTGTTGAAAAAGTTCGCTAATATACAAGAAACATTTTTTGTCCTCAATAAAAGATTTTTTAAGTTTAATTAAAACTTCTTGTTTTGTGCATATAGGTTCAATATAAGCATACTCTTCCTCTAGTTGAATAAAAACGTATAACTCACTGTTTAAGTATTCTCCAGCGCTCTCTAAATCACAATTAAACGTATATGTCTTAGCTTTAGTTGCTTTGACTTGGTAAGTATATCCTTTGTGATCAGCAAAATCTATTTTTTGAAAGTCTCTATCTGCTGACTGTTTAAACAATGGCTCATCTGCAAAGTTGTATTTAAACCATAATTCAAATATTTTCTCACCTATTGATCCTGTTGATTCATTTTTAATTTCTTTAGGTATTCTAACCTTTGCTAAATACGTTCTCATCTTATTTGTTTTTTATAAAGCTTCCATTAACCATTGATCCTTTTCTAGCAGCAATAACATTGTATGCACTATTAATACATTGTTCAATGTCTGTTCCGTTAAATCTTGCAATTGACGTTAATACAACAATACAATCACCTATAGCATCAATTATTTCTGCATCATCATTATTAATAATTGCTTTTGCTAGTTCTCCAGCCTCTTCTTGAAATTTAACATATTGCGTTTTGATATCGCCTTTTGATAAAATTCCTTTTTCTGTTGCCCAAATTCTAATTGGTTCAAATTCGTTTGTTAGTTTCATTTGTTTTTATTTAAAAAGTTATTGTATAAATGCATGTTAGAAGTAAAATGATAATACCAACCTACTGTGATACCTAATTTATCTGCTACCATTTCTTGAAGTTTGCTAAAACAATATTGATCATTGCAAAAGCCAAACCATAAATCATTTGATCTCATATTAACTGTCATACATAGTAAGTTATTTACTATTTGAAAGTGAATTGAAAGAGTACACGGAGTATCGTTTTTATACGAATCTATTTCTTTGCCATCATAAATTGAAATAACTGCTTGTCTAGTGCTAGGGTCTTTAATTAATTTATCAATAATTAAGTTTAATTGATTTTTTCTTAACCATTGCCAACCGTAATTTGATCTTACTAAACCATTTTCATCCATATGATTTAACCAAATTGGTGCACGCTTTGCTATTTCAGTTGCATCTGGATCTCCGCTTAAGTACCATTGCCATTCAAAATCTGCATAAGTTTTATTCCATTTTCTGTAAGTAGAAGTAATTTCATTATCAGCAGGATTTTCTAAGTAAAAACCTATGTTAAACAAAACCAACGAGTTTTTGTAAATCAAACCTTCATTTGATATTTCTGTATAATAATAATCAAATGCTTCCTGCGCATTAATAAATTTATTTTTCATTGTAATAATTGTTTAAACTTCCTAAATACGCAACAGCATCCAATAAATTATCTTCTTTATGATTATAAGATTCTCTAGACAACTTTAAAGCTATTAAAGCTTTGTACATAAACACTGCGTCTACATTTGTTCCTGTCATTCCACTTAAAATTTGTGCTGATCTTTCCATACCTTCAACAAAAGGACCATACTCTCTTGCTTTTTCTTCTGATCGAAGATTCACAATTTCATTTGCTTTTTCTAAAATATTCATATAAATTAATTTAAATAAAAAACCCCTGCATATCCACGAGGCTCGACTTTCGTTTCAATACAAGGGTTAATAATACCTTTTGAGTTTATGGTGTCGAGCCAACTCATTTACAAATATAATAATTATTCTGTTACACTTTCAATTTCATTTAATTTTTTATATCTACCTTCTGCAATCCATCTTTTGACACGTAGTAACTTGTAAAGACTTGTGCAGTTGTTTACATCGTCAATAATGTTTCTAGGCTTGTGAATGTACTTAGAATCAATCAGGAACACCATATACTCTCTTATCACATCCAAGTATTCGTCTTTGTTGTACTCTAGAAGATTCTTGTGAGTGTTTATATTATGGATTACACTAGCGTGATGCTGATTAAAGTAAGAACCTATTTCGTTAAATGTTAGTTCCTCTTTTCGTAGTTGATTCATAAGAAAACACTTCTTGTAAATGTGCTGCTTCTTTCTGCATCGTTTGTTTAGTTCGTCCCTTTCAATAAGGTAAGTTACTCGTTCTATTAAATCGTTTTTCATTAGGTTAAAATTTAAATTCTTGTATGTGAAAACTACCCATATTGAATCTGCCTGATTCTATTAAGTCCATCTTTTTCCAATAGCATAAACTCTTAGATGTGAATATCCACTCCTGTACTGTTGCTAATCCTATTTTGTATGTTAGTTTGTATTTCATAATTTCTCGTTAAATTTAATTTCACATATTCTCTTGTACAATTCCTCATTGAATGTACCTCTAATGTATTCGTGTGATGTACCATAGTAACTCCAATCTTGTTCGTTTCTATCTAAATATCTTTGTTTTTCTAGTGCTTCTTCGTAAAGCCACAAAGTGTTGTTTCTAAATTCAATGGCTTTTTCTTGTAACCATTCGCAGTAAGATTCTGTAATCTCAATAGTTCCTGATTCATCTTCCGTTTCGTGGAAATAAGTACCACGCAAAGGCTTTAAAGTAAAGTCTAAAACTACACCACTGTACTCATCCTCTAGCCAATCAAAGTCACATATAACATTGTAGTAGTATTCGCCGTAAACGTAGTCTAGTTCCATTTTATATGGAGTCAATTTGTGTTCTGTTATTTCAAAAAACATATTATTTATTTTTAGTGATTAGTTCTCCGTATTTCTCTAGTACAGGTGATTGAACGTGTACAGGAATATCTTGTATTACTTTGTCTTGTTTAATGTGGTTTGGAGCAGTGCTTAAAAAAAAGTACATTACTACCCAAAATAAAGCGACAGGAATTAACGTGTCCATTGCATCTCTTTGTAATTCTGTTAAATTTTTCATAGTTCAAGTTTTTTAATTAATTGTGATATTGTTGCTAATCGTGTTCCTGCAGCTTCTGTTCCTGAGTGGTCAATTCCAAAAGCATCGTACATTTCCATATACTCATTAAATAATACTTCGTGTTCTTGTAGTATTAAGTCAATCATTTGTTGTTTTTTCATAGCGTTTTAATTAGTTTGTGAATTAATTATATGCAAATATAAAAATAAGGTTTCAATTATGAACAATTTTTTTTAATTATTTTACATTTATTTTTAAAATGCTTGATTTTATTGGGAAAAATTATACGTGAAAACTACTTAATTTAGGTGAAATTGACTTAATTATACATTATAGCATATAAAAATGTCGCAAATATCTGCTAAATATGCGACACAATTATTTGTAGAACTGTGAAGGGTGCTATAAAAAAAAGGGATGCCTTTCGACACCCCTCAACTAAAACCAAATAACTATGAGTTGCAAATATACTAAAATATGTGGGATATCCTACAAACTTGTCCAAATTCTTTATGATGCAGGAATCCTTCAACTGCTTTTGGGGCGTGAACGTATCCCGATTTGTGATGCCAAGAGTCTGTCCCTGAGGGACTTCTAAGTGATTCTACACACACAGACATTATATCTTTACTTGTTTTGTGGTGAACGTGGTGAGTATAAATGTAACGATGTTTAGATAAGCTCCATTCGTGAGGAAACTCGGTTGCCAACAATAAAGGCAAGTCTGCTTGTTTAGCTCCGTCCCCGTGAGTAGTTCCAATTAGATTCTTTCCATATAAAAATCCTTTGCGATGAGCAATGCTACAATCAAAAGTAATATTATCACAATTTCTAAACCACGTTTGTATGCAATCCGCAAGGAAGAAGCCGTGTGTATAGTCGTGATTAGATGGATTAAAGGTAAAATGCACATCAGCAATAGATAGCAAAGTTTCCAAGATGTCAACATATAAGCGTTTTGCGATTAGAAAATTAGAATACCACATTCCGTCTGTGTCTTGTGGCGTTCCTCCCGTTGTAGTTCTTTTAGGAGTATCAATATGAAGTATATCGTTTCCTCCAATAAATAAAATCTTGTCAATGTTAAACCCTGCACACTTGTCAAGTATTCCTTGAACACCTTCTTTAACACGTTTAACTGCTATTTGATTATTATACTCCTCACCTGTTTCAAATGCTTCGCAGAGCTTTCCGATATGGATGTCAGCAGGGTCAACCACAAGTAAGTGTCCGTCTGTTGATGGATTTCTAAAAATAGTAGGGTACTCAGGCTTAAAATCTCTAATGTCTTGTAAGACTTGTTCTTGTAATTGCTTGTAGTTTGTTTCTTCTGATTCTTTAAAGTTCGGATTTTTAAAGAACAATGATGCGTTTTTAGACTTTAACCATCCGTGTTTTACATCTGAATCATCTAAACCAAGTTCGTTGGATTCACGCTTAATTGCTCTGTATTGTTTAACTACTTCAAATTCATCGTGACTTATTCTTGGTCTAAAGTTACCCATATATTAAAGTTTAGTGAGAAGTTTTATCCTACTTCTAAAGGTTTCGCTTAAGGTCAACCTAACAAGGAATCCTATAATAAATGCCAATACTACAATAAACCAATTGATTTTTGTCTTAGTTATGTATTTATTTTGGTATTTTACCTTCTGAGCTTCCGCTTTTATGTATTTTGTTTTGTACTTGTAAAGAATACGTGTCTGAAATCTCGTTTGAGGCACTTTATAAGCCTTGTAACGAACGATTGTATCTTTCTGAACGATTACCTTCTCCCAATAAATTGAGTCTCTTAAAACGTAAGGAATTGAATCTATCGTTGAAATAGTAATTGTATCTGCGGTATCACCACAAGTATATCCTTTTTTGATTGCACGTTGAACGTGATAATTAGCAGAACACGAACCTAAAATAATTAAGGTCGAAATGTAAAGCGATAATCGTTTAGCCTGTTTAACCATCACACTCTAATTAAGTTTGATTTATTTGTTGATTTTCCTGAAATCATTGCGGTTAATGTTGATTTTGAATATGAATTATATTTAGCTGCATCAGAAATACTATTGTAATAAATTCCATTTACAACATTTAATAACATATATCCGCCAATTGATTTATCTTTTCTTGTTTTTGACATTTTTTCACGAGATTAAATTGTATGTTTTTTATTAAACATAGGATTTTTATCTCCAATCATTTTTATTCTAAGTTTATCTATATGTTCTCTACTATGTATTGACTTTCCTTTAAATGATTCTGATAATTTTTTACGAGATGAATCTTTCCAAATTCTATTTTTATTTGCCAATGAAACCATTTGTTTAGTTTCATTACTATGTTTTTTACCGTAGAAACCATTTTTTTCCCCATACTTTCTTTGCTCAATTGGAATGATTCTTCCCGATATCCCATCTCCACCATCAGTTAAATTAACTAAATATCCTTTATGTAAATCTCTCCTGCCTATCCTACTTATCCAATATTTTTCAATTTCACACGCCATTTCATCAGATAGGTTTGTTTCTAAAATATAATAATCAAAATCATATTTATTAACCGTGTTGTGCCAAAACTTATTTCTATTACGAGAAGATTTGTATCTATTCGTATTACATTTTCCTTTGCCTACATAAAAAGGTTCTCCATTTGTTTTCTTAATGTGTAAATAAACGTAATACATAAGTTACGGTCTAAAAGTAATTTTATAATCTTCTAATCTTCGCAACCATCCTGTCAAAAATTTAGCGTTTTTACCTGTTCCTATTGCGTAAAAGAATCTTTCTCTCTCAGCAGTTAATGCGTCAAATAACTTACGAGGTTCAATTGAATTAGCAAGTAGTATTGTTTTAGGTCCTATTAATCCGTCTACATCGCATTGTAATCCGCAATGATTGATAGCTACCTGTAAACTTTTAACTGCTTGTCTTGCTCCTGAACCCCACGCCATACCTGTTACAAATACTGCAATGTTTTGAGAGTTGTAAGCATCACCTCTAACGCCATCCCAATATCCTTTTTTGAATATCTTAAACCAATCTTCTGCGTTCATTAAATAAAATCTTGCATCATTATCAGTTCCGAAAAAAGACGCCCAAGTTTTATAAGTTACTCCTGCGTTTGTATGATATCCCGTTTTTCCCTTGTAAGGAGTTGGACAAGGAAAGCTAGAAGCTGAGTCTGATTTATCTCTACTTAAACCGCCTTCCCACTTCTTAGTGAACTTAACGTACTTTTCTATTATTGTCATAAATTGTTTTGTTTTAGAACAATCGAATGTTCTATTTTAAATCATCTAAGGTTTCTTTACCTCTTTTGGCAAACTTAACAAACTTATCCCATACATTAACTCCTGTAACTGAAAAGTAACTTTCGTTGATACTTTTTACTTCCGTGTAAACGCAGAATGTAGTAAACGCTTTTGTCATCAATAAATCAATAGCAATGAAGTGTCCTAAAATATCCGCTACAACGTATTTTTCTAGCAAGAAGATAAACACAATAGCACCACTATACAAAAGGCTCTTAGAAATGGTGTGAGATAGTCTACGAGAGCGAATTGATTTCCATCCGCTTTTTTTAACTGAACGCCAAATGCCGAAACCTGTGTCAAGTATGATTGCAAAGACTGCGATTAGAACTAGTGGCTTTACAGGTGTTAGAATCGTAAGCACCGAAAACACGAAGAGAGAGAGTTTAGTTTTCATTTTACTTGTTCGTGTTTGTTTAGTTTAGCTAGAAAAACACGAAGCTTCTCAACATTAGTTTCTTTAGGTTTGTAAGCACCTAGTTTAATCCGTTTTTTCATATGTACCAACCTGTATAGTTATTCATTGAATCAGGGAAGATATCATTGTTCTTGTTAGAACGATACTCAGGAAACAACTGCTGATTGAAAGACATATAGTCAATAAACCTTTGTGTGTAGTTCTGAGCAATACTTCTTTCCTTTTCAAGTAAATAGTCCACTTCGTTTTTATCTACGTTCTCAGAGTTCTCAGACGAGTGTTTGTAAACTCCTTTGTTTGCAATCGTGTAAGCTGCAAAAGGCAAATATTCTACCATTCCCCAATGAATCAACATAGGCTTAACAAATGAAACCACCAAGTTTAAATAGTTACCTGCAAGAGTTCCTGCAATAATATCCGCTTGTAGCTTTTGGAATAGTTTTGTACCTAAGTAATTCTGAATATGAATGTCTTGAGCAATCTTGATAAATTGTATAAACTTGTCCGTATCTACATTGCCATTTAAAGCCGTGTACTTAACGATATCTTCTCTAGTTATAAATAGTGCTTCTGCCATTAGTTAAATCGTTTGTTAGTTGGTAAAAATCCTTGATTTGGCATATCTACGGGACGCATCGCAACTTGCTGAGGATTTCTCACTCGGTAACCTGCTTTCTCTGCTTTGTTAGTGCTTATTGTTTTTGCATTAGGACTTAACGGGTCAATTCCACGTCCTTCTTCAAAGGCAACGAATGTTTGACGCATCCATTTATGATGACAAGCACCTCCACCTTTGTAAAGGAAAATATCATAGGTATCTGCACCTCTTGCTCCCCAACCTGCGTTAACTACTTCTCTGCTCATTCTTTGGATATCCTCTTTGCGATAAACTTTATTTGCAGCTACCATTTTTTTGCAGAACTCACGAGTATTGTCTTTTACTCCTCCATCGTATCGGTAACGTGTAATGAACTTGAATCCATCAACAGTTTTATCTTGTTCTGATTTTGCTCTAGGATTAGCAGTACCTGTGCTTACAAAATTGTAAACTTTAGACAATAAAGATTGGCTAGGATTGTTAGCATTTTCAATCTCTAAATCTATTGCGTCCTCTTGGTCGTAGTCAACTTCAAATTCATCAATTAAAACCCAATCCTCACTTGGTTCTTCACCACATTCAATAAGAGCATTAGCAATTTCTTTATCCATTTTGCTTAACTGCGTTCCATCTGTTCCTGTTTCCTCAGCAACTTGCTCTGCAGTTTGCGTGTTCTCTAAGTCCACGAACTCCAACGGTTGTAATGTACGGAAGAATAGTTTTAAACTGATTCCGTTAAATGCTAATATTTTATCAATTGATTCTAAGATTTCCTCTTGGAATGGACGAATAACCATATTGTCAAACAAGATAGCAGAGTTTTTAAGCTCGTCTGCGTTGGAACTGAATCCATTTGAACTAGCAACCCCAAATAATAGCGGAGAAGTAACGTTATGACCTAACATAATCTTGCGTAAACACTCCTCAGATAAGTAAGTATAATGTTCAGGAGCATCGTTTAAAGGAATGTCATCTACGGTAGTTTTAGATTCTGCATTGTCATTAAATGCTACGATTACTTTTTGCCCTCTTGAACCTGTTAGCTTGTTCATTACTTTAGAAGTAATCATTGACTGCTGCTCTTCAGTAGGCACTCCGTTGTTAAAATTAACTACTTTAGTTCCTGAGAATCCGTTTTGAACTTCATTGATTAAGTAATCAGCTATTTCCTCCTCAAGTAATGCATATGGAAGCGAACCTTGATAGTCAACATAACTATAATACTTCATCCCTACTGAATAAGGTTTGAAATAAACAATTTCTATTTTTTCTTTTGACGTTCCGTAAGCAGGTATTCTTTTAGGTGGGTATTTTTTAACGTCTGTCCAATCATCAGAATAGTAATATCCTTCGATTTCTCCGTCTTTATTACATTTCTCAGCACGAAGTAAGTTTACAGGAATATGATATGACTTTAAAATCTTGTCGTGTTTGTCGTTGTAATGAACTTGCCAAGCGTATTGACCTAACATTTTTCTGTCAATAATAATTTTACGCACATCTTCGGCACTAAATAACGCCATCATTTGAGCATACTCAGCAGGTTTTTTATTTGCGTCTAAAGCAGATAGTCCTTTTCCGTAAATAAGACGTGCAATGTTGTTTATAATTGCCGAATTCGTAGTTGAGTTCGTATATCTATCTATCAAAAACGAATAGTAGTTATTGTCCTCACCGTATTCCACCCAATTATCACGTTTGGATTCTTGGATTACAGGCGTTGTGTAAGCACTTAGGCTTAAGATATGTAAGTTATCACTCATAAACTATGAAAGTGTTTGTTGTGGCATTAGAAGTATATGTTCCGTTATTTACGGAGAATGTTGCAATAGATTGATTAGTACAGAAAACTTTATCCTTGTGACAGATAGTTGCACCGTTTGAAAGCAATAACGTGTAAGTGTGATTATCTACTAAAGCAAATGTTGCAGTAATCGTGTTTACATAGCCACCTTGAGTTGAACTTGTAATGCCAACCGTAATAGTTACATTTGTTTGTTCGTCCGTAATTGACATCGTAGTATAATTCTCAAAGCGAGGAATAAAACTAAAGGTCTGAGCTGATGTAGAAGGCGTTAATACTATCATAGTATATAAACCTTAATATTTGAATTTTGTTGCAAATAAAAAAGGGTAGCCTAAGCCACCCTCTTAAAATCTAGAGATTAGAATACTATGAGTTAACGATAGTTGTAGTTGCTCCGAATACTCCCGTAGAACCAATTAAACCTGCTTCTGTTGTAGCGTCTAATAGATTAGCAAGGATTTTCTCAGTTCCAACGAATGTCAAAGTGTAACCAACTAGGTCACCCATTGCAGTTCCGTTTGTTACGTTTGCAGTAGTTAACTCCATTCCGTGCTCAATACCTGCAAGGAAGAATTGGTTGTTACGTGTTTTGATTACTACGTTAGGACGTCCGTAAGACAATAACTTAACTGTTTTGTGTGTAGCAGCGTCTTGTTTTTTCAAAGTAACTGACAAAGTTTGCTCTACAAATGATGTTCCGTTTTCACGTGAAGTTGTGATTACTTGGTCAAATGTATTAGTTCCTTTCAATTGGTATTTGTAAAGTGAAGTTACGTTAGCAATTGAATCAATCGTGTCTGTTGATGTAACATAAGTTACGTCTGCAGGAAAAGAGTAATCTCCGAAATTGATGAAATAAATTGCGTCAATTCCGCCTACTACATCTTTACATACTTCGAGTCTACCTGTTGTTATTTCGCACATATTTTGTTGAAAATTAAGGGTTTATAAAAAAGGGAGGAGCGTTAACCCCTCCCTAAATTGTTTTTTTATTAGCTAATTTTAGTTAGCAGAGTTTGTGATTCCGTAAGTAACTACGTCTGATGCAAAACCGTATTTAGCATCTGCAGTGAAACGCATAATTACACGTACATTTTGTGAACCATCCAAATCTCCCATATCTAAAACTTTCACTTCATTCATATCGTTCAATAATCCTGTTGCAAAGTACAAGTTAGATTTTTGAGCAAGTAAAGCAGTATTAGAGTTCAATCCGTTAGCCATAAATACACGAACACCGTCAAAGAATACATCACCTAAAGTTTGGTTTGTTCCTTTGTTGTCGTAACCATTAGCACCAACTCCTGAAGCAGCAAATCCACCCAAAGCACGTACATAAGCACGGTAGATGTTATTTGATACATACAATGTCAAATCTTCTTTTCCGTAGATAGCAGAAGGAGCAGCATCAACGATTTTACCTAACTCAGCAATAACGTTAGCAGCAGTAACCGTAGTACCTGCAACTTCTTGAGCAGATGGCAAAGTAGCATCAGTTGTAAGTTGTGTCATAATACCTGCGAATTGACCTGCAGTTGCGTTAACACCTCTCCAAATAGATACTTCCATTGCAGCAGCAACTTTCTCAGCAGCGTGTGCCAATAAGAAGTCTGTAAAGTTTTTCGGCATTACTTCAAATGCTGAATAACCCATTGCGATAGCTTCCCAATCGGAAACGAAATCTTTTTTACACAATTGTAAGTTAACTTGGAACTCCTCAGGTTGAAGGATTTTCTCAGTTAAAGTAATTGTAGATGTAGCATCAAAATCACACGTTGCGTTAGCGATGATGTCATCCGTAGCAACACGTTTGATAACTTGTTTGAATTTAACATTAGGAACGATAGTGATTCCACCTTTGTCCAATGTTGGTGCAGACAACAACGCTGCTGCGATGTATTTTCCTGCGAACTCACCTGCGTAAGTTGTAGTAATGCTAGTTGTAGTAGCCATTTTGTTTAAATTTTAAATTGTTAATATTATTTGTTTAATTTTTCAAAGATTGAGTCAATTGTTGAACGTTGTTTGTTTTTTGCAAAACGGTAAGGCTCAACTTGATTCGTGTTTTCAGGATTAAAACTAATTGGTTTAGGGT